TATCAACGTCTCGATCCGCTTGCAACCATCATTGGAATTTCAGCAGATATTGCGGAACACATGGCGATGAGTCCGAAACTTGAAGCAGGTAGTGAGGAATCATTTATGTCACTAGCGTTCTCCATCACCGAAAACATCACAGATAAGTCGTTCCTTAGGGGACTCAATAACGTGTTAAATGCGATGCAACAGCCGGAAGTTTACGGACCAAAGATTGGACGCGATATTCTTAGTGGAATGGCTGTGCCTATGTCTATTAACAATATGAAAGACATCGGAGAAAGTGAAGTTCTGATTCGTGAGTCAAGATCGGTAGTGGATGCAATTCTTCGTAAACTTCCTATCGTATCAGAAAATATACCACCGAAGCGCGATTTCCTAGGAGCAGCGATCTACAAACAAAACCCCGTAGGTCTTCTAGGTATTATGAACCCAATCTACATCTCCAGTAAAAAGCAAGACAGTGTGGATAAGACGATTCAAGAGTTAGTTTATGGATTCGGAATGCCCCCCACAAACTACATTGGCAATCGAGAGACTGACATGAGAGAGTTCTATAACGCCGAAGGTAGACAAGCCTATGATCGCTTCCTTGAGTTAACCGACACTATCACTATTAATGGGAGAACACTTAGGGAGTCCCTTAAAGGTTTAGTTAATTCACGGAAGTTTAAAGCCTTTGGAGCAGCCGTGAAAGACGCAGGAGGACAAGCACAGCTCATTGATCGTGACCCTCGAATCACCGAGATGAACAAAGTTATTTCAGCTTACCGACGGAAGTCTAAACGTGCTATGAGCTTGGAGTTTCCCGAACTGGTGCAGACCGTTAAAGATATTTACACCAAGAAGAAACAGCTGAGTAAATCTGCTGCTCAAGAATTTAACAACCCTATCCCTACCCAATAAAATACCATGCCAGTAACACAAGGCCTATCCTTTTATCAAGACGACGCTACGACTACCGCAGCAATTACATACGGTTTTAACGCCTTAAGTCCTGATGATATTACCGTTATAGCGATTGCTTCGAACGACACGAAAACCTTATTGGTAGTAGATGTAGATTATACACTGAACCTCACGAACAAGACGGTTACATGTCTACAAGCAGCATGGACTAGTCTTTCTACTGTCTACGCAAGTAGCTCCATCAGGGTCTATCGAACAACCTCTGTGCTTCCCTTGATTGACTTTAAATCAGGAGCTGTCCTAAGTGAAGGGGATCTCGACATGGCCTACAAGCAAGGACTCTTTGCCGCCCAAGAGATGACTGAGGATGCTGCCGACACAAGTGCAGGGTTACAAAGTGTTACCACAGGTGTTATTGCTCCTGGTGCTGTAACAGGAACGGAGATTGCAGATAATTCTGTGGATACACAACACTTAGTCAATAACTCAGTAGGAACCACACAATTGATTCCTGGATCTATTAATTCGTTCCATCTACAAAGTAACTCCATTTCCACAATCAGTCTGGCTCTTGGAGCTGTAACACCTGATGAAATAGCCGCCGATGCTGTTACCACTGTAAAGATTCTGGATGATAACGTAACACAAGCAAAGGTCGCAAAAGCTTCCGCAGCTAACATGCTGGGTCAAAGCGCAACCGATGGAGTCGTAACTCCTGACGTTCTCAAGTATAGCCCATTCTCTCCAAGGTGCTATGGGACAGTGAGTTACGACGGAAACGCTACAGTTTCAACTGGAGTTAACAATAACTACAACGTAGGAAGCGCGTCACAGCCTATCGCCAATCAAATTGCCGTAACATTCGCAACCAATTTATCTAGTGCTGATTACGTGGTAGTAGCTTCTATGTTGTCTGTAACCAGTAGCACCGCATCCTTTCGAGTTCATAGTCAATCGACATCTGGTTTCATTATACAAGGACATGGAACAAATGAAGGGGCAGGTAGGTTCGCAAACTTCGTGGTCTTTGGAAGCTCACTTTCGGCGTAACAATGAACTCTCCCGTAATTACAACTAGTGTAGGTATATTAGGATTGATTGCAAACATAACACTCGAACAAATTAACACCTCTGTGGCTATCGCTGTAGGACTATCAACTTTGATCTATATGTTAATAAAAATCTACCATTTATTAAACAACGAAGACCAATGATAAACGAAAAAAGAAGTATCAAAATGGAGGGCTTACAAGACCTTTTGATTGATACGTTCATAGATCAAATTAATAGTGGAGAAGCACCACCAGCTCTGCTAAACGCCGCCCGTCAGTTACTAAAAGATAATAACATCACAGCCAGTATCACACAGGAATCACCCTTGGAAGCACTTGTAAATTTACTTCCCTTCGAAGATCCTACTGATAAGGTTGTTAATGAATGAGTGAACTTCCTCCACAGCTTAAGGACTTCCGTAACTTCCTTTGGATGACATGGAACCACCTCTCGCTTCCGGCACCTACTCCTATCCAATACGAGATAGCTGAGTGGATGCAAAACGGACCGCGACGGGGTGTTATCCAAGGATTCCGAGGCGTTGGTAAATCATGGATTTGTTCTGCCTTTGTGGTCCACCAACTCCTTCTAGATCCACAAAAGAACATCCTTGTTGTCTCAGCATCTAAGAACCGAGCCGATGACTTCTCTACGTTCACCCTCAGGTTGATCCATGAGATGCCGGTGTTGGCTCACTTGATGCCGGGGGATAAACAACGATTCTCTAAGATATCCTTTGATGTAGGACCAGCCCAAGCATCCCACGCTCCCTCGGTCAAGTCCCTTGGTATAACATCTCAGCTCACAGGAAGTCGAGCGGATATCATTATTGCAGATGACGTAGAAGTCCCGAACAACTCGGCAACCCAGTCGATGCGTGATAAGCTTTCCGAACAAGTTAAGGAATTCGAAGCTATCCTTAAGCCAGAAGATAACAGTCGTATCTTGTTTCTTGGGACACCTCAGTGTGAGGATAGTATCTATAACAAGATGCTAGAGCGAGACTATGAGATGCGCATCTGGCCAGCAAAAAAGATAACATCCGATAAGTCCGAAAAGATATATAATGGTAACATCTCTGCTTCTTGCATTGACGATAATGATGTAGGAGGACCAACCGAACCTACTCGCTTCAGTGACATCGACCTAGCAGAGCGTGAAGCCTCCTATGGTAAGTCAGGGTTCGCTATGCAGTTCATGCTGGACCCTAAGCTGTCCGACTTGGATCGCTATCCACTCAAGCTCAATGACCTCATCGTCATGGATCTCGATGTAGACACTGCTCCTGAGAAACTAGTGTGGGCTCAAGTTCCTGAGAACGCTTGGGATACCACTGTGCCTAACGTAGGGTTCCGAGGGGATCGCTTCTTTCGCCCGATGAAGATCGTAGGAGAACACGTGCCTTACACCGGTAGTGTCCTTGCCATTGACCCCTCTGGACGAGGTAAAGATGAAACCTCTTGGGCAGTCGTAAAGATGCTCAATGGTTACCTGTATGTTACTGATGCAGGAGGCATGCAAGGAGGATACGACGAAAAGGTTCTTAAGGTGCTTACCATGAAAGCTAAAATGAATCAGGTAAATGTTATCCTGGTGGAAAGTAACTTCGGTGACGGAATGTTCTCTGAGATCATTAAGCCTTACCTCACTAAGATATACCCTTGCACCATCGAAGAGGTCCGACACAACGTCCAAAAAGAAAAGCGAATCGTTGACACCTTGGAGCCTGTGATGAACCAACACCGTCTGGTGATCGACCCAAAGGTCATTAAGAACGACTACGACTCAGCCCAGAAGTATCCTATCGAGACCCAACTAAAATACCAACTGGTATTCCAAATGTCTCGCTTAACTCGCGAAAAGGGAGCGTTAACACACGACGACCGCTTGGATGCTTTGTCTATGGGAGTCTCTTACTGGACCCAACAGATGGCCCAAGATGCTGATACTAAGATCGGTGAACGCAAGGAGGAGGCCATCTACCAACAACTTCAAAACTTCAAGGACAGCTATTACCGGTCCCACAAAAACCACGCACACACAACAACATGGATATAGGAACAATTAACGAGATTATAAGGATGTTGGAGGAACACCGCGATAGTGGCCTTAGGATGGATTCTGAGAGGCTTTTGACTAGTCCCCTAGGTGAGACCCCCGAAAAGCACCTAGTGCTCGCTGTGGGGCATTCTAGGCCCGGGGATCAGGGAGCCTCGAGTTGGGACGGGACTTCCACCGAGTGGCAATATAATCAAACCCTTGCTCACCTCATCCACATCTACCTCAAGGAAACCATTAAGGTCACCATAATCGACTCCTACGAGGGCTACTCCTACAACGAAGCTATGGCCTACCTTAAAGGAATCGTTGACCCGTTAAAGGCTGACCTTGTTGTTGAACTCCACTTCAATTCCTACAAGCACCCCGATGCCCACGGCTTCGAAACACTTTACTGGCACACCTCCAAACAAGGCAAACTCGCTGCAACAAGCCTGTGCAATAGCCTAAACAAAGCCTTTCCACACAATCTGAACCGAGGTGCCAAAGAAATTAGCAATCCTACAAGAGGCTCTAGGTTCCTTAGGATTCTTAAGGCTCCTTGTGTTATCCTTGAGCCTTTCTTCGGAAGTAATCAAAAAGAATGGGAAATGTTCAAATCTAACACTGGTCAAAAAAGCTTGGCAAAAGCCATAGCAAGTGGGATTAATGAATGTTTTTCACATTGACGCAAGTCGTTGAATAACAACCCTTTACGAATAACACCCATAATAGGGTAAGGGGGACTCTATAAGCTATCTTAGGATATCCCGAAGGTGGACTCTCTAAGGATAACACTCCTTCCTTTATATTCTTTCTTTATTAATCTCCTCCTAAGGTAGTCTTAGAATCTCTTATAATATCTTAGAATAAGGATGACTTAAGAATTCCTAAGGTAGTCTTAGGAGTAGCCTTAAGAGTAGATGTTAAAGATAAACTATAGAGAGAGAGAGATAGAGATCAACCTATCAGTGTTTAATGCAACATAACTTCAACATCCCTCACCGAGGTATTCCTAAAGCATCCTTGGATAAACTCGACCATGCTGTCGCTGTCCTTAAGGAACACTTCGATGACGTTGTGGTTGCTGTGACACACAATGAAACCAGGAGCATTAAGGTGACTTCCTCGAATCCTTACGCTGGCCTTGGGATGTTACCTACGATTCAACAGCGTCTTAAGAGTTCTATTGAACACGCCGAGTTAACTCAATGGCTTATCGAGGAATCCTGTGATGACGATAGGCAATAGGTTTTAATTATAAAAATGTGAAGGGGTAACGTATAATCGACGAAACGAATTTACCCCCCAAGACCCTCTTGAAATGATGTTATTAGAGCGGAAATCCTGCGGTTTTAATAGGGGGGTTATGTTTTACAGAGGTAACTCATTGATTTACAGTGATGCCTAAGAACATTAGGAATGTTTTTTAAGATGATGATGATGATGAAGAAAGGGATGTTATAACCCCTTAGATTTCCTGGTGTTTACAATGTAAATACACCTGTATTTTTGTTGTCCACCCCCTTTGAAATGTAGATGTATGCACAATGTAAACACAACCTAAGGGACACCTAGAGACAACCAAGGGAAGGACCAAGGGACACCTAGAGACAACCACGGGAAGGGACCAAGGGAAGACCTAAGGAAGAGACACAAGGAAGAGAGAGAGAGAGACAACCAAGGGACACAAGGGAATCTATAAGGGAACACCAAGGGAAGGGACCAAGGGACACCAAGGAAGGGACACAAGGAAGACCAAGGGACACCAAGGGAAGGGAAA